ATGACTACAACCGCACGGGGGTCACCGGTCCCGCCAAGACGGTCCTGAGCCGCATTATGGAACTGCGGGGCATCTCCTTCGTGGAGCCCGCAGACTTCATGCCGGCCAACAAGATCGTGCTTGTCCAGCTGGACAAGATGACGGTCCGGATGATCCAGGGCATGCCCCTGCAAAACCTCCAGTGGTCCACCGAAGGCGGGATGGTGGTTAACATGAAGGTGATGCAGATTCTGGTTCCCCAGATTCGTGCGGACCAGGATGGTAACTGCGGCGTGGTGGTTGGCGCCTAAGCCACCCCGCTTCATAATCCACAAAAACATTATCCATAAGCCGGTATCCACTCCGGCTCTTTTTTTTCACCAACAAGGAGAACTCAACCATGTACTTTCGCCAGAACACCAATCGTTTTCAGATCAAAGGGAAGGTTTATGCCAAGGGGGAGATTATTGAAAGCAACAAGAATCTGGCTGCCGCTTTCCCCAATATGTTCACCCTCGTGACCAACCTCAACGGAGACCTCCCTGCGCCCGGGAAGCTGGTAGATGGTCAGGGCCCATCCGAAGTCCCACCACCGCCGGCAAAGCCACAGGAAGGTGGCAAGCCGGCAGCCCCCGCCCAGTCCCTGTTCGCACTCAAGCATATCGGGGCGGGTTACTACAACGTGGTGAGGGCTTCGGATGGTGCTGTGATGAATCAGGAAAAGATGCAGCGTGCTAAAGCGCTGGCCCTTATTGAGAGCCTTTCCATTCCGGCTCCAGTAGCTCCAGCACAGGGTTAATTCCAATGCCTCACCCCGGCCATCGATGGACACCGCCCCCTTTTTGGAGGGGGGCGGTGGTTTGTGTTTTAGGGGGTGGACCTTCTTTGCCCGAATGCTGGAACAAGTTGAAATGGGAAGAGGGTAAAGCATTCCTGATCGGAGTGAACAACGCTCTTTATCATGTTCCACATATACACCTCCACCTATTCAATGATGCTTGTTGGTGGAAAGGGAGAAACACGGATGGGGAACCCCACGCACACGGAGTACATCGGGCAGCAGAGCGGGGTGTGATTACGGCTTGTTGTAATGATGAGATGGATAATGCTCTATACCCGTGCGTGCGTGTGACTCCCCGGTCTTACGGCTTGTCAATGTTGAGAAGGTATGTGGGGTGGTATGGAAACACCGGAACCTCTGCTGTAGAATTGGCGATAAAGTTGGGAGCACGAAAAGTAGTGTTGGTTGGGTTTGATTTGAGGATGGTTGACGGGCAACCCAACTTCTTCCACAATCAAATCACTCCGGCCGATGCGGAACGCCTTCATGTATTTTCCAATCAAATGGGTTCCCTTGTTCTTGGCGCCCAAAAGCTATTTCCATGGTGCGAGGTAGTCAATGCCACTCCGGGTTCCTCTTTTCAAATAGCACCTTTCATTCCGCCGGAGGATGTTCTAGGCTATCCTTTGGCTCAATACCAGGAATGGGATAAGACCTGGGGAGAGGTGTTTGATCAATGGGTACTCAAATACAATTAGGTCATCCGCCCATTTTCATTTCTGGATTTCCACGAAGCGGAGGTGCTTGGCTGGCGGGGATACTGGCAAGTTGTGGCGCTTTTGGTGGGAAATGGATGGGGAATGCTCTGCGGACTCCGTTTGGAAATACAATGGAGCATCTGGTTATTCAGAGTCACGCCACGAAGGTCTGTCTTGCCCGCCGTGGAATGGGTAGTCACTTTGGAAAAATACCCCCAGAAGAAGCGTGGAAAAGGCAACCCCAATTACCCATTAAAGAACTAAAAGACATCGTTCAAACTATCCTTTTCAAGGATGGTTATGACCCGCAACGAGGCTCCTGGTTGTATAAGGATGCCCGCTTGGTATTGTGCTATCCTGAATGGATGTCTGCTTTTCCCAACGCCTATTGGATTCTGTGCTACCGGGAGAAGAAGCGGGTGGCCTACGCCTTAAACAACACGGGCGGCATCTTCTCTTCAGTTCATGAGGCAGAGCAATGGTTGGATGGATATGAAACTCTGGTGTACCGCCTTCTTTCTGAATTCAAAACCCGAGTGTACGTTGTAAATATGGATATAGCTATGGGAGGCAATTTGAAGCAAGTCCGGGATATTGTTGATGCTGTGGGGTTGACTTGGAATCATTACAAAGTATCACAATGGATTCATAACAGGGAGAAACACAAATGAGTAGCGGTTCCGGTTCTGATCTTCCTCGTGCGACAGATGCTGACGTAAGAGCTATTGTTGAAGGGCTGGGAGCGGCGATCAATACGGCTCCCTGTATACGCATGGCTCATTTGATCGTCAAGACTCATGTGGAGCCAGCCAATGTCGCCACGGAGGAAGTTCTGGTGGAGATTGAGCGGTGGCTTGCTGGCCACCTCGCCTCCATCAAGGACAAGTCCACCCGGGTGACCTCTTTGGGCTTGGGCGGAAAATTAAATTTGGGGTATTCCAATCCGGCAGGATTGAATCTCCAAGCCACCTTATACGGCCAACAGGTTTTGCTCCTGGACCCCACGGGGGCGTTGGCGGCGTTGAATAGCGGGTCATCCCGGATTCAGCTCAAATCATCTTATGTGGGCCGGATGCCCGATGGGGAGACTCAGGACACGAGTGCTGATGAATACTGGGTGATGTAGGGGGTGATTTATGGGTCTTCTGACTCCATTTATGGTGACGGCGGTGACGTTGTGGCGGGGCTCCGGCACGGATGGCCGGGGAAGGCGCAAATTTGCTTCTCCCGAAGTTATCCGGGTGAGATGGGATGCAGATAATGAAATGGTTGCTACTGCCTCCGGGGAGAAGGTCCAAAGTGTCGCCAGTATCATTTCGGAAACCGAGTTGAACCTGGGTGATGTAGTTACACTTGGAGGGGTTATTGACTCATCTCTTCAGGAACCCGTCAAGGGAAGCGTGGAGATTATTGCCGTGACTCCCCAACTAGATGAGCGGGGAGAGATGGTTGGCTATTTTGGGAGCGCAAGTGTCTGGTAGCATACATACAAAAGGTCTTGAGCAGGTGATGGCCGGGTTGGACAAAGCCCTATCCTCTATCACCAACGTCACCCGTCGTGGAGTAATAGCTGGCGGCCTTTTCATTCAAGCGGAGGCCCAAAAGCGTTGTCCCGTGGATACCGGGAATCTCAAGAACAGCGCATTCACCGTTTGGGGTGAAACACTTCCCAATATGGCTAAGTTCAAGGGACCAAAAGCGGTGGACCTAGCGGATGAGGCATCAACCAAGATTGTGGCTTCAAATCAAGCTTGTAAGCAGACCACAATAGAGAAGCCAATCAAGGTGAAGGTGGGATTCACTGCTTTCTACGCTATCTATGTTCATGAAGATTTGGCTGTCAGTCATTTGAAGTCGGTGAAGGAGACGTTCAAGGGGCCGAAGGTAAAAGTGGAGGATGGGACTTTTTTGGGGAATATCGGTGAAGCTAAGTTCCTGGAGAAAGCTGTTTTGCTTAACAAGGGGAACATTATACGCATCATCGCATTAGAAGTCACCGCCCAACAGATCAAGGCAGAGTCCAAGGGGCTCCACTCATCCTTTGGATTGAAAAAGTAAACAAAAGTCCACTTAATCCTCAGTGCGATTGAAAAGGGAGAAGCAAGAAATGAGCAAACAATCGTCATTACTTCCAGTGGAAATAGATATACGGGGACTACTCTTGATCAATGATTTGGTTGATGAGGTTCCCGGTGAAAGTTCTGGCTCCTCTGCCAATCCTCTCTGGCCGTGTTGGACGGGATGGCGGCCGGATACGGTGGATCAATTGGTGTGTTTATTCAACAGCACAGAAGTGGGGCAATCGGACATAAAGGGGAACAACACCTTGTACGAATCCCGCTTTCAAGTTCAAGTCCGGAGTCGGGATGATTTGACAGGTTATCGTAAGATAATCGCCATTCGGAACTTCCTCCACACACATATCCCTTTCATTTTGGAACGGGGGCAAAACTTTACCCGTTTGGAATATCAGGGTATACATTGTTACATTGAACCATTCCGGCTTCTCCGTGAGGGAAGTCGGACCACGTGGGCATCGGACTTCAGCGCATTTCGTGCTGAAATTGAGTAAAACGGGAGAACTACAATGGGCAGAGAAGGTCATGGAATAACGGTTAGTGCGGCCGGTTTCAGTGGTGAAGTAATTGGGGTGAAACCTCCGGGATATTCCCGCAACACCATTGATCTCACGCACCAGGGCACCACAGTGGAACGGGACATTGCCGTGGAAGCCCTTCAGAATCCCACGCAGGCCACCCTCCGGGTGTCCTACACGGCCGGTCTCACCATCCCCACCACCAAGGTTCAGTGGACGTTTAACTGCGCCGGTGCTTCGGGTGGCGGCAGCGCTGGGGGCTCATTCTCGTTCTATGGAACGGTGACGGGCACGGATTACAATGAATTCGTGACGGGCTCCCGGATGGAAGCCACCATCACGATTCAGAAGCAAAAAGCCCCGTAAGCCACTCTTGACGATTCCTGGAGAATAATAAAATGAGCAACACGCAATCACTGACGCGGGAATCAATTCTAGCCCGGATTTCCACCCCTCTCCCACGGGAACGGGTGGAAGTTCCGGAGTGGGATGGGGTGGTCTGGGTGAAGACCATGACCATCGCTGAACGGGAAGAGGTTGGAAACGCCTTGAGCCTTCTCCCTGAAGGGGAGAAGCGGGACCAGGCCGTGAAACCCTTGATCGTGATGGCGGCTATGGTGGATGAAAATGGGGAAAGGTTGTTCCCCGATTTCACTACATTGGAGCAGGTGTCGCAGACCAGTGGAGCCGCAATTCAGCGCGTTTTCTTGGTGGCTGACCGCATGAACTCCGTAACGGTTAGTCTGGAAACCACCAGAAAAAACTGAGAAACCGTCCCAACAGAATCTGGCTTTTCCGGCTGGCAACACTGTTGGGACGGTCCGTATGGGAGGTGGAACATACTATCTCTTCCAAGGAAATGGAAGAGTGGATGGCCTACCATACGTTGGAACCTTGGTCCATTTCCCAAGGGGACCGCAGAGCGGGGGTACTGTCGTGGGTGATGATAAACCAAGACAGGAAAACCCCCGTCAGGATAGAGGATGTTTTCAATACATTCTTTCCCGATGCCTTCACCCAACCCCTACCCACTTCCGAAGAAAGGTTGGAGGAAATTCGTAAACCAGAGAATCAAAAAGCCATGTGGTCGGTGATGAAACAGGCCTTTTCTGCGGGGTAGTTTATGAGTGACAAAATTGACGTGGGCACGTTGGAAGTGTCTTTGACGGGGAATCGTTCCGGGCTTTCTGCTGCTATTGCAGAGGGAAAGCGGGAACTCAATACCTTTTCCCAAGAGGTGGACCGTCATGTTCTAAACGCCACACGCAAAGCTGCCACAGGTTCTGCCGGCGTAATGAGCAGAATACTCGGGTCAGCCCGGAGTATGGGGGGCGGTGCCGGAGGCAAGGGGCTGGGCATAGGTGATGCCCTGATTGGCCAGTCCGCTGTAATGGCTGCGGGACTTCACTCAGCAGGCTCCCGTATTGGGTTGATGGCGGGGCTCCCCATAGCAGGTACTGCTCTATCAGGCATATCGGGATTGCGCCGTTTTCAAGAGACAATGGTGAGTGTTCGTGACGTCACGGGAAAATTGTCAGACTCCATTCAGAATCAATTGGTGAACAGCTTTCGCTCTGTTGCTCGTGCTAGCACCTTCTCCACGTCTGAGGTGGCTAGTGGTTTCACTACGATTATGAGAACGGGAGTGGACATGGAAACCGCCATGAAGTCCATTCCTCAAGTAGCTGCTTTTGCTGCTGCTTCCGGTATTGAATTGAATGTTGCTGCTCAAACTCTATCCCGGACTATGGGGGTGTTGGGGATGCGTAGCGACGATGCCGGGGCAAATGTAGCCAATCTAACGAGGTTGACTGATGTTCTTGGCGTTGCCTCCAAAAAAAGTGGAATGACCGTGGAGGAGTTGAACGAATCTCTGGGGAGCAGGGCTGGGATCATTCTACGAAGTTATGGAAAAAGTGTGGAAGAGATTACAGCCCTTCTCTCCATTTATTCCCAACAAGGCATCAGAGGGGGGCGCGCAGGTATGTTTGCAGCCCAAGCCCTTGCCACTTTAATGGGCGCACAATCTCGGGCAAAGGAAACGTGGAAAAGCCTGGGAATGAGTATGTATGAGGAAAATGGTCGGCTAAAGAGTATGGCCGATGTGATCACGATGTTGGACAAATCCTTGGATGGATTGGGGGATGAAGCCCGCATCAAACGTCTTCAATCTATCGGCATCAGGGACATGGGATTGAGAAGCATTCTCCCGTTGTTGGGACAAGGGGAGAATCTCCGCAAAATGGAAGGGACTCTATTGGGTGCTGGCGGGGAGACACAAGAAGATGCGGCAAGGGTCTGGTCCACCATCAATTCCCAACTCATCCAGGCCAAGAATAATTTCAAATCACTTTCGGGCGGCATAATGTCTCAGTTTCTTCCAGAGATTAAGATGGCCACGCGGTTTCTGGGAGATTTGGCAAAATCCTTTCAAGCCCTGGAGCCTTCTCAAAAGAAGACCATTGCTAATTTGTTGATGTTTTCCTTGGTGATGGGACCTGTTCTGAAGGGGTTGGGCGGGATGGTATCCCTTTTGGGGTCCACGGCCAGTCGGCTTCGGGACTTATCGAAAGTTGGGGGAGGGGTTTGGGGTAGTTTGGCGGGAACTGGTGCAGCAGTCAGTGCTTCGGGTGCGGCCACCGTTAGCGCAGCGAGTGCTACTGCTCAAAAGGCGGCCATTGAGGGCACTTGGACTACTGTGAAGGGCGTATCCTATGGCAAGGCTGTGTCGGCGGAGCTTGTTGCTACGGGGATGGGGGTTGGTGCA